ACTCTCTACAAGCGCGAACATCTATGCAGTGCATAAGTTCGCAAGAACATGATGTTCGTTTCGTAAGGAAGGAGTTTCTATGACAGTCTCAGTATTTACTCGTACAAGGCGGAGGATTACTCCCATCCCCAAAGGGGGACAGTTAAAGATGGGTTTTTATAACCCAGCTGTAACGAGTGGAGGAAAATTCCGAAGTTGGAGTCCTGTGGAAATTAATCCACAGTATTACACTTTCGATGCACCATACAGCGAGGCGAAGTTGACTATGGATAATATCCATGGCGGCCCGCCTTTTGTTACTGGAGGTGCTTTTCGTACCTTGAAAATCGAGTACTGTACCCCTTACAGAGGGGTATTCGGAAGAGGGACGTATGTTCGTAACGATTCGTTACAACGATACGTTGGAGGTTTTGGACCTCCGTCGACAGAGCAGTTTGGCACCGATCTCGCGATCGGGGATCTTTCGATCTGCCTTGCTGCGAACTCGTCGTTCTTTCCCGATATGACTGGCATGGGTGACAAGGGGTATTCATTAGCAAAACCCCATTTGGAAAAGGCTTCTGGGTTCGTTTTCGCGGCAGAAATCCGCGACGTACCGAAGATGCTGAAGACCACCGCCAAAGGCTTCCATGACATATGGAAGACTATGGGTGGGTCTCAGATATCTAACGTCATGCAACCAAAAAAGCTTGCTGACCAGTTCCTTAACCACCAGTTTGGCTGGAGCCCCTTTCTGTCTGACTTACGTAAATTTGATAACGTAATTCAGAATTCTCACGCTCTTAACTCTCGAATTGAGAGGGAGAACGGTAGAGCAGTAAGGAAGCGCGTCACCCTTGGGAGCGAAAGCAAAGTGAGAGTTATCTCGTCCGGAACCGGGGTTTCCCTCGGGCCTGGATTAGTTAACGACTACTTTAGCGGAGTACCGACGTGGCAGTGTTTGGAGATCGAAGAGAACTCCACATATGCTGTAGGTAGGTTCCGTTACTATCGCCCTGAATTCGATCATGACTCGCCGGATTATCTATCCGCGTGGAATGTCGCAATGCGTCAATTGACGCTTTACGGCCTTCGTCCGAGTCCTTCGAATATCTACAAAGCTACTCCTTGGACATGGGCTGTCGATTGGGTGTCTAATCTAGGTGATCATATTGATTACCTGACTGACATCGCTGTTGACAGCTTGGTCTGCGACTACTTCTACGTAATGCATCGCCGTACTGTGAGTCGGAAGTTCATTCAAGTTCTTCCTTTCATAGCGGGGATGAAGACGCTCGAATTTACTCGAGTAATCGAGTCAAAACAGCGTCAAGAAGGAGCCGGTCCTTACGGATTTAGCCTGTCCTGGGAAAATTTAACTCCCAGGCAGATAGCGATTGCTGGGGCCCTCGGCATTACCCGATCAAGGTAGTGTTCGAGTCCAGCTAATCAATCTACCTTGCCCTTTAACAAAGGATGGTCCCTTGGAAAAGGATGGTCCGGGCATAGGATTAACTTCCGCATAACTTTGGAGGTCAACCGATATGTTTACCGACCCACAAGTGGTCACTGTCAATGCTGTCGCTCAATCTATGCCTCGAGTTTCCTCGAGCGGATTGAAAACGATCTACCAAAAATCCGATGGAAATTGGATTTTTACCATTTCGCACCAGCCTGGTAAAGGCCGTGTACGATCTATGGTTCGGATAGATCAGCGAGCTGTGGTCGCGGACCCGTTAACAGCTGTTAACGACTACGAGACCCTGAGCTTCTACGTTGTGCTTGATAGACCCGATTACGGGTTTACCATGACACAGTGTGAACAGCTTGTAACCGGGTTTAAAACCTGGTTAGACAACACCGCCGTCGACAAGTTGTTTGGTCAAGAGTCCTAATAGTGAAAATTCACTATAACGGCTCAGAAATTGACCTTCAACCTCAACCTTATTTCACAGAAAGGAGAATCAGGTTTATGCCTGAAAAACCAAAACCGCCAGTTCGTCAAAAGACGTCTTGGAGGGATACCTTACTCCAGATTTTAGGGGTATCACTACCCGTAATTCTGGGGGCCGTTCTTCGCACGGGCGCCGACGAGGAGCCCGCTGCGATCTTCGTGCAATCTGAGGAAGGAGTTGGCAATGTTTCCATTGCTTCCTACCCAGGTTCAAAGGTAACTGAGAAACGAAGTTAATGTCGATTGGCATTAACGGTGTGTGATGCCACTTAGGCTGGCGTCATGCAAATGACGTCAGTAGGTAGATATACGCGGCTTGAAGCCGACCCCCAGATATGGAGGCAGCTTGAAAAGCAACGTAAGTGACTATCTAGAGTTGATGGAAGCGATCTATAGAGACGCTTGCATCAAGTGTACCGCTGATGTCTCGGATTTACGTGATCTCGAAACTATGAGATCACGAGTCAAAGATGAAGGTGTTTCGTTTTTAACGATAACACTTCCCCGCTTTTGTCAGAACTTCGAAAGAAGTCTGGCCCGCGGATTTGTTGACTCCACAGATTTTCTTGGCTTTGCCAAGTTTAAGTCTGGGCCAATCCCATCATTTTTGATAGGTATGACCAGTCAAATCTTTGACATTGAGACCGGAAAGGTGATTTACAATGAAGATTCCCCTAAAGAACTTAGAGGAGTATCAAGCGATATTCCTACTGTTGTTGAATCTGTACGGCAGTTTTGCCTTACATTCAAAAAGTTGGAATTGGACTGTACCCCAAAAAGGGTGCAGGCCGCGCTTGACTCGTTCGTTGAAATCGAGCAGTCCTTTGATGAGTTTTCAGTACCGAAAGAAGAGTATAGCGATTTTCTCGCTGTTTCTTCTGTGCTCTGGGACAGTTTGGTTGCTGATTTTTCAGCTTCCAACTGTATTCCCAAGCACGGTCCCGGTGCCACTGCGGAACGAATTTCCGGTAATCGGAAATTCGTATGGCAGCGTTGGCATGATCGTCTCGAGCCTTATTTCCCTCTTATTGATAACGGGTACCCTATTGGTATTCCGGTCGATTCGAAGGAGCTCGAAATGGTATCGATCATTGCCGAGGCAGATGAACAACCCGTTAGGGTTGTCACTGTCCCGAAAACTCTCAAAAGTCCCCGGATCATCGCTATTGAGCCGTGTTGCATGCAATATGTGCAGCAAGGTATTCGGTCTTACCTTTATCGGAAGATCGAAACGTACTGGTTAACAAAAGGTCACATAAATTTTCGTGACCAAGAAATTAACCAGAGGCTTGCGGTGATTGGTTCGAAGACGGGTCGGTTAGCAACAATCGACTTATCTGATGCTAGTGACCGAGTTCCTCGTTCCCTTGCGTTGGATATGTTCAATGGAAATCCCGATTTAAGGGACTCTATTGATTCATGTCGTTCGACAAGGGCGCAACTTCCTAGTGGCCTAGTGATAGGACCGCTAAAGAAATTTGCGTCCATGGGTAGTGCTCTTTGTTTTCCAGTGGAGGCAATGTACTTCTACACAGTCTGTGTAGTTGCCTTGCTGAAAAGCAAGAACCTTTCTGTGATCGCTAGTAACATCTTTAAGGTTACTAGAGGATTATACGTTTATGGTGACGATATTATCGTCCCCACAGCGTACGCGGATACTGTTCTCGATTACCTACAAAAGTACAATTGTAAGGTAAACTCCAATAAGACTTTCGTGAGCGGAAGCTTCCGAGAGTCGTGTGGTGTTGACGCTTATGATGGCGTACAGGTAACACCTGTTTACGTTCACCATTCTCGTCCTGAGAACAGGCGACAAGCTTCACAAATTATCTCATGGACAGCTACTGCCAACCTCTTCTACTTGAAGGGATATTGGAGAACTGCCCAGCTCATGTTTGATTATCTTGAGCGGGTCGTAGGGAATATTCCTTACGTTTCCGAGACTAGTGAAGGCTTGGGCCGTATCTCTTTCTTGGGTTATCGTTCCATCGAAAGGTGGAACAGTAACCTCCAGCGCTTTGAAATAAGAGCGTTGGTTCCAAGACCAGTCTACCGTACTGATAGGCTGGAAGGATACGGTGCCCTGACGAAGTGCTTTCTCGATAACTCCGGGGATCGAGAGGTGCCAGCGTTTAATAGACGTTGGTCACTCGAATTTAACCCGGACTATCAGGAACGCTCTCAGTTAGAGCGATCTGCACTGCACGGCGCAGTTGCACTACAACGC